AGAGCCTACGATGGTTGTTACTATTTGCGGATCACCGAAACATTTTTCAAATGAAGTACCTGGGGTACTAGATTTTCCAGTAACATTCGACCAAACAGTATTGTGAAGATTGATATCTACTGATTCGCAACTATTTTTTTGGCCACATTGTTCCATAATTTTCTTTGTCTTTTTCATAATTTAATCCTTATTTAGTTTGGTTTTTAATTTAAAATAGAATGAGAGGAATCGAACCTCTCTCACATAGCGTTTGTCGAGTTTCCCAACCAGAGGCTATGATCTTAGTCGCCAGACTATTCTTTCGTTTTAATCAACCTGGATAAGAGTTGTCGTACTCGTCATCCTCATCATCAGAATAGTATTCTTCATCAATATCTTCTTCCTCATCATTCCAGCCCCAGTCGTAATCATTATCATACTCTTCTTCTTCATCTTCATAAGCATCCTCACTAAAGACAGACGAATAAAGAGGCTTGAGAAGTTCGCCTTGATACTCTCCGACTACTTCATATCGGCAAGTGCGAAGTTTTTCAAAATTACAATCACTAGGAACACTCACAACATCAGCAGGATTAATCTTAACGATAACGATCTTATCACCACTTTCAAGACTGCCATAGCCAGCCACATAATTCAATGCTCCAGCATGAAGCCCATTAGAACAACCCCGACCACGATCATCATCAACCTTTGATCGCGTCATTTCACAAATCTGACCAACACGATTGTCGAAAACTCCACGATATTTATCCTTATAATCGCTTCTGACTGCCTTATAGGCAAGGAAATAACCATCTTCAGTAATTGGCAGATGCTCATGCTCAAGGAAATCATACAGTTCCTTTTGACTCTGCATACTGGGATTCTCCATAAGATTATTCAGAAAATTAACAAGAGGCTGGAAAGGCAGACCTTTGCTCATAAACTCCAGAATTCTCTTACTGATAGACCCATGAACAACCTCGCCCTCATAAGTAACCTGACCATTCTTGATCTCAACAAGACCGTCACTAAAAGTAGCAACTGCCTTCTCAATATCAATTAGTTCAAGCAACTCGTCGGAAGTTGCAGAAGGAAGTGCCTCCAGAATCATCTTGTAATTAAGATGGTCTGGAAGAACTTGGAAACTCTTATTATTCAGAACAACTGTCAGATTACCATCAACAAACATAAACGGAACACTCATGATACAAACTCCTATTGTTTTTAGTTACCTTGTGAATTACTTGATCAAACTACTCAACTGAATCTTAAACAAATCAACATCAGCCTGACTCATTTCGGTAAACCAATCCTTATTCCCATTAGTATAATAGTTATTCCTATCATCAAGTTGCTTAATAGGATTAGTTTCTTTCAAATCTCTCAGACTTCCACTGACTTGGTGACTACCTAGAATATACTTCAGCATCGGGTTGTTGTCAACCTCGTCTTGAAGAATTTTTCTAAGATCGGCCATTTTATTCAACTTATACTGACCATCATTCTTTGATTGAATGATAGACAAATATTCCTTACTGGTTTCAGTGTTCTTATAAAGACGCTGACTAACCCAATAAATATTATTGTAAGCAAGTGTAGTGTCCCTGATTGTTTTGCTATCAATAGTTCCAATTCCAACAGAATCAGATATGCTACTAATATGCTTGAAAAAATCTTCAGATTTAAACTTCTTAATATCAAAAGTCTGTCGATGAATAGTCTCAGCAAAAAATTCTGTAATGAGAGTTTCATCAACAACCTTGACTAGTTTATCGTTCTTAATGAACTTAGCATAATCAAGGCCAAAGATATTAAGCATATGAAACATAAACTGGCTTGTTGCATTTCCATAATTATAATATCGGTATGATATATTTCTGTTATCTTCTTCAGCATACTGCTTCTTGCAAAAAGTTACAAGACTATTAAAAGATGATACATCTTCAAACTTCTTGGTCATTTTCTTCAATCGACTCTTGAGGAAGTCATTAAAAGTAACCATATTGTATTCTTGATCAATCATCTTCTTAGCAAAAGCACTCTTGATAGCATAAATTTTTGTATTACCAAAAAGTTCTTTGATAAGAGACTTAATATTATTCTCATTGATCATAGCATAAATATCAGAAATTTCTGGAAGATTCTCATTCTCATTAGTCTTGTATCGAGTAATAGGAATGTAAACAATCTCATCGCTATCCAGAAAATCAGTCAATTCATCTTCTGACAACATCTTGAGATAGGTAGCATCATTATACGGATTAACAATGCTTTTAGCATCGCTTGATGCTCCATAAATAAAGAATACGTCTTGATCGCTAACGCTACCATTACTATTCTTGACGCCAGTTTTACGGGGGCCAGAACTTTGAGTAAGATGCTTATAGTCAGAAACCTTGAGCAGATTCTCGCTACCAACATCATTAATCAGATCATCAAAACCCTTGTCGCTTTCGGTATGATCCTTTGTGTCCATAATCATGTAAGCAAAGCAATCATTTTGATTGCAATAACGTGTCACAATCTTCTTAGCAGTTTCTTCGCCCTTAACATCACAAACGAAGAAAGCAATTTTCCCATTCTTCTTCTGACTATTCCAGTAAGAATATCCCTTACCAGTAAGAGTATCGTGGTGGATTTTATCTGTGAGAGCAACGAGGCGTCGTGAACGATACCCACTGCTCTTGTAGTTAAAAACGTACAGGCTCTTACCAGCCTTGATTTTATATTCAAGGTCAGCACCACTATTAATATTGTGGTTTTTACCATTAGGATCAGTCCAAGACGCACCAACACCCCATCCACCAGACAATTCGTTCATCTGATAATAAGTTGTGATAGCCTCAATCTTGGTTGTGGCGGCAGAAATCTTCTTACTAAATTCGTCCTTCATCTCAAGATAAATCTCTTGAGTCTTTTGACGCAGAGTTTTAATCACGCTCTTGGTATACTGCAAACCTTCACGGGAAACATCCATTTCCAGTTCGCCAATACCAAAATCAAGTTCCAGATAAAGACCAGAATTAATGATCTCACTAACGAAACTCTTCCACGAATCAATATCTGCCTTCTGGAAAGCCCTATTCCACTTGGCAATATGATCTGGTTGATCTTCCTTTTCCTGCCCAATAATCTGAGCAGTTTGAACAGGATATGCGATATTACCCATGATAGCAACAACACCACTATCAATACGATGGTAGTTATTAGGATAGTATTGAGTGTCATTATTCAGTCGGCAAACTCTCCAACCATTACCGCTAATAACAATATTAGTATTGCTATACTTATGATCTTGCAGATTATCTCCAAGTCCACCCTCAATAATGGGTTTCATTCGGAAATAATGAAAAATCCTAATAGACTTGTTTGTAAATTCACTAAAATCATGGTTCTTAACAGCAAAACTAATCTCAAGACCGTTAGCCTCGTCAGTTTCGCAAGTATTAAAAAGATTCAGAGTAGGAACACCACTATCATCAATAGCGGCAATATAGGTATACTTAGTCCCATTAAAATACGAACTAGTAGTAAAACTCTTAGTATAAGCAAAAGGACTCTTGCTGCCAAGACCAAGACAACCAACAAAATCGTTGCTATCATTCTTGTTACTAGCACCGTAAGTTGTATAAAGGTTCTCCATATCCGCCTGACTAAGACCAGTGCCATAATCACGCACCGTAAAAGACGGATTAGCAGATGTTGGCAAGATCACCTTGAAGGGATTCTTATTGCCAGCACTAACGTGACTATCATAAGCATTAGTAGACAGTTCACGAATAACTGCCATAACCTTATCGGAATAGAGAGAATCCGAAAGGATTTTAAACATTTTGCTAGTCTGAGCGATTGTGAAACCAGACTCGCTACGAACACCAGCACTATGAGTTTCAATAACGCGATCTGCCAACTTCATCTTATATCTCCAAATTTCCTGTGAATCGTTCCCGTGATACTGTCATCATACCATACGTTATCGACTTGTCAACTCATGCTTCTTTAGATTGAATCGCCAACCATCCTAAATATGCCGTAAGCAAACCAAAGAATCTGAGTAAATTCACTGGTAAAAAACACCAATATATTCCTATTAAAATACTTAATAATCCCATTATATATATTATGAAGCGTGGAATAAATGTAGACTTGCTTAACAACCATGTTGCTGGCCCTAATAGTATCACGAACAATAGCATTAAACTTACTAATAAGGCTAAACTACCCATCAACCATCGTCCTGTTTAGATGACCAATAATCATCTCCACCCATATCTTCTTTGTCATTATCGTCATACGAAAAATTTCTGTCATCATATGGAGTCCAATCTTCTTCATCTTCATCATCATAGTTAGTATCCGCAATTTCTTCTGCTTCGTCTATAAAAACTGTGATATTACTGACTAACTCATATAATTGCTCAAGAATATGTTCCATAGATAATATTTTTTGTTCTATTCCCTTTATAGATTTCTTTACTTCGTGGATATCCTTAACAATTTCTTTTGAAATAATATTATCCATATTATGGATATCTTTATTTTGTTTATTAATTTCTTTAATTATTTGATCAAATTCTTTACTCATTCTTATTCTCCTTAATAAG